AAAAAACACTATTTTAAATTATTTTTGAGTAATTTTATTTTATATATAATACTACTAATGAATTTATCTTATAAAAAAAGATAAAAACAGAAAGTTAATATATGAGTACTACAACTTCTTCAAAAAAACACTATTTTAAATTATTTTTGAGTAATTTTATAAAATTAAGTCCATAATATTAATATATTTTTAAAAAAATTAAAAAGAATTATAATTATAATAATAATATTCTTCTTCAGATAAACAATAGTCATTTTTATCAAAACATAATTTATTTAAAGAACAAGTATCACATTCATAAAATAGATCAAATGTATTATAATCAACATGATTATTATTTAAATCATAATAACGACATTCATAGCATATATGAATATCACAATCATTGCATTGATATAAACATATTTTATTTTTTTTACAATTTTCACATTTTTTTTTATTATTTACTAATTCTTTTTTAATTTCTAACATATCATATTCATGTTTATATTCATAAATTAAATTTAAGATTTCTTTTGGTAAAAAAGACATTATTATTTAATTAAATAATTAATTGAATGATTAAATATAATTTAATTATTAAATTGTTTTATTATAAATAAAAAATATATCAATTTTATTTAAATTTTAAAATTTTTTTTAATTTTAAATGAAAATCTTCAATTGTAGAATCATTATCTATTAGAATATCGTGTTTTATTTTATTTATTGATAATTCAGAAATATGATTATCATTATTATTATTATTATTTCTATTTACTTTTATAATTAAACCACCTAATTCTTTAATTATATTTGCTTCATTCTCAAATCTTACATCAGTTACTACAATTTTAATATTTGGATTTTTTTCTTTTTCTTTTTTATACCATAATTTAAATCTATATATCCAAAATGTATTTTTGATATTTTTCATTTCTGGAAAGAACATATCTAAATTATCTCTGAATATTTCAGTACCAAATCTTTGAAAAACTTTACGTGGATTAATATTCCATCTATCATCATAATCTTCTTTTTTATTACCTTCGGTTTGTTCATCATCAAACATAAAAATTTCTTGACATGCTTTTTTTAAGGGACCAGCAAACGAATATTTTGTATAACCATTCTCTAATAATAAACTACCTGCAGTATCTTTACCACTTCTTTTATAACCACATAAACCAATTATATTCATATTTATATAATAAGTTTATATCAATTTTATTTTAATATAAATAATAATTAAGTTTATATAAAAATAATGTTATATGAATAAATAACAATGTTAGATATTTATAATAAATATAAAATATTAAGAACTGAAGATTTTGATAAGATTATAAAAATAAAATATAGATATATTATAGATTTTTTTAATATAATAGATTTTAATAATTTACCCAATATATTACTTTATGGAGAAGAAGGAAGTTGTAAAAAATTATTAGTATATAATTTTTTTAATAATGTAGAAAAAAATAAAAGATTTTTAGAATATAAAGTAAATTATCAAAATATAAATTTTTACATATATTATTCAAAATATTATATAGAAGTCGATTTGAGTCAATTTAGAAAATATAAGAAAATCTTATTAATTGAATTTATAAAAGATTTAATTAGTACAAAAAATATAAATGGTCATATGAAAATATTAATAATACATAATATAAATCTTTTAGGATTAGAAGAACAATTTATATTAAGAAAAATAATAGAAAATAATTATAATGAGTGTCGCTTTATTTTACTAAGTAATACAATAAACAATATTATAGATCCAATAAAAAGTAGATGTATAACAATAAAAACACCTGGATTTACAAAAAGTTTTATAAGACAAAAAATAAATAATATAATTCTAAATGAAAATATAGAGATAAAAGAAAATATAGTAGAAAAAATATTAGAAATAAGTAACAAAAATTTAAAAAAAGCATTATTAGAATTAGATTTTTATAATAATTTAAAAAAAAATGGAAATGATAAAGAATATTTGATAATAAAAAAAAACAATAAAGAGAATTTACTAAAAAAATATTTAAATTTAACAAAAATGGTATATTTAAATCATAAAGAAATAGATGAGATATTATATAAAATAATCTATGAAGTTAATTTAAGTTATTTTGGATTTTTAAAATATATACATATATTACTTGAAAGAAATAATTTAAAAGATGAAGTTTTATATGAAATTATTGATTTAAATTATAATACATCATTATTAGTAATAGATAATATATCAAAAAATAAACATATTATATTTTTACAAAGTTATACAAATAAATTAAATGAAATTTTAGTGAGAAATAAAATAAATAAAATTGATATAATATGATTAATACATGAATACATTAATTAAAATAAAAACAATTTTACATGAAGATTTAGAGAATCTTATAAAATCAATATGTAAAGATTTAGATAAAGAGGAAGAAACAGAAAAATTAATTAATAAATATCTAAATATAGATATGAAAAAAATTTTTATTGAAAATAAAAATTATAAAAATAAAAGAAGAAAAACTGCTTATTCTATGTTTTTAAAATACAATAATATTAGAAAAAATAATCCAGAAATGTCACTAGAAGAATATAATATATATAAAGGTGAATATTGGAAAAATATAAGCATAGAAGAAAAAAATTTATATGAAAATAAAGCAGAAGAATGGAATACAAAATATAAAAATAATCTAGTTGAAAAAAAAGAAGATAAAAAAAAGAAAAAACAAGAAAATAAAGATATATTTGATTGTTTTTTTGATGAAGAATATATTAAAGATAAGAATCTAACTGAAAAATTAGAGATTATTTAATTTTTTATAATGAATTTTACAATAATAATTTTTGTAATTTTTTTTATTACATAAATTACCTTTATTTTTACCTTTAGTTAAAATAAATTTACAATTGTTATTTTTTTCTATTACATTATTTATAATATTATTAAGAATATCTTTAATAACGAGGTTATTTTTTAGTTTTTTTTTTCTATATCAATAATATCATTTTCTTTTAATATATTTTCAATATATTTATCTACATTAGAATCGATGACATCTAGGCTTGGTAAATCATCATAAGATATATCATTTAATTTTATATTTTCAAAATTAATATCATCTGAAAAATCTTCTTGATCTTTATCTTCAACTTGATTATTTTCTTGATCTTTATCTTCAACTTGATTATCTTCTTGATCTTTATCTTCAACTTGATTATCTTCATGATCATTATCTTCAACTTGATTATTTTCATGATCATTATCTTCAACTTGATTATCTTCATGATCTTTATCTTCAACTTGATTATCTTCTTGATCTTTATCTTCAACTTGATTATCTTCATTATAATAAATATCTTCTTCAAAATCATTTATTTCAGATTTATTATCATAATTTTCTTCTTCAATATCACTTAAATCATTAATTTCATTTATTTTAGAAAAAAAACTTTCATTATTATTAATAATATTATTTTTTAAATTATTAATATAATCTTGTTCTTTATTTTTATTAATTTCAATTAATTCATCTAAATTATATTTATTTATGGTTTTTTCTAATTTTAAATCAATTCTAGAATCAACATAATCTAATAAAAATTTATATTTATTGTAAAAAAAGTAAGATAATAAAAATATTAAAGACATTATAAGTAATAATATTAGTATAATTGTTTTTGTATGAATTTTCATATTATATTAAAATATAATTTTTATTATTTAAGTAATTTTATTAAGAAAATATTAATAATAAATATTAAAGAATGAATTTAGATTTAAATATATTATTAAAAAACAATAGAGTGATATTATTATATGGAAATATATATAATGGAAAATATAGTTATGTTAAAAAAACGCTAAAACAATATGATATAATAGAATTATGTTATATAGACTTTTATTATGGTGAATATGAAGAAAAAATAAAAAAATTAGAAATAAAAAATGATTTAAATTTTTTATTTAATATGAATGAAAAAATATTATTAATTCGTGAATTTGAAATAATAAATGTTAAAAAAATAAAAGAAATAATCAAAAAATATAATAATAAAATAATATTGATTGGTTCAGGTAATTGTATAAAGAATATACACCAACTTGATATATTAAAAATCAAATATGAAGATACTAAAAATTATAAGATAGAAGAAAAGAAAATATATGCTAAAAATAATAAAATTCAAATAAATGATATACAAAATAATATAAATTTAGAATTATATGAAAATATTAATAATATATTTATGAAAAAAATGAAGAATGAAGATTTATTAAATATATGTAATAATGATAAGATATTATTTCCTCTTTTACTACATGAAAATTATAAAAATATAATAAAAAAAAATATTAGTAATAAAAAAAAATATAATTTAATTATTCATAATATATCAGAAGTTTTTTCAAAATATATTAGATATGAACATAATATATTAAATAATCACAAATGGTATTTATATGATATATTATCATTATTTTTATGTAATTATATAAATGAATTGAATATTAATAATAATACATTTTATAATTTAGAATATACAAAAATATTAACAAAAAATTCAATAAAATCAAAAAATACAAAAAATTATATTGAGTTATTTAATAAAATAAATATAATTCATAATTATGATTACTTATTAATAAAATATATAAATAGAATATTAATAGTAAATTTAAAATATAATAAAGAAAATTTCTATATAAACTTAAAAAAATTAGGGTATGATAAAAAAGATTTTATAAAAATTATAAAGAATACGAATGAATATTATTTTATTGATAATATTAGTGAAATAAAAAAATTACTTTAATTATTATTTTTGATAATATCTTTAAATGGTTTATTTAATACTGTTTTTTGATATATTTTTTTTGGTATATTTATATCTTTAATTTTCATAACTTCATTATTAGATTCTTTAATATTTTGTTCATTTTTTAATGGTAAAATATTAAAATCATTTATAAAATTTTTAAATAATTGATATTTATCTATATTTTTTTGATTGTTAGTATTAAATTCTATATCTATTTCAGTTGGTTTATCATCATTATATTTTTGTATATTTATATTATATAAAAAATCATCATTTATTTCAATATTATCATTCTTATTATTTGATTTATTTTCATCTGTAATTAATTGTGATACATTAGTATTAGATATTTTTTTATTAGTATCATCTAAAATATAATTAATCGGTTTCATTTTTATAAGAATATCGTTTGTATTAATTTTTTTATTTTTAATATTATTTTTTTGTATATTTTTTTTTATTACAGTATCTTTATATTTAATATTTTTTTTATTTTTTTTAGTTTCATTTTTATTACTTATTTCAATAAAATCTAATCTTCTTGTATTATTATTAATAGAAACTTGAATATTATCATAAAAACTTTTAATCATCAATATATCATCTTTACTATTATTTATAGGTGTTACTTTATTTAATTTATATATGAAATAGAAGCTAGAACATATAAATATATATGATTCTTTTTCTATTTTTTCAAGTAATTTTGTATCTAGTATTTTATACAAACAACCGACTTGTTTGAATATATTTTGATTAAATTTCGAAGATTTCAATATTGTATTCCAGAAGATACTTGATATACTTTTAAAATCTTTATTATTTTTATGATGATGATATATATTGATATGATATGGATAATCTATGATATGTGGATTTTCACAATCAATTACCATTAATTTACCAAAAATATCAAAAAATTCATTTAAAAGATCTGTTGTAGTTTGAGTAAATGTTATTTTATTATTTATTAATTTATTAATTAATAACTTAAATCTTTTAAATATTATTAATATATATCTTTTTTCTATATTCATATAAGCAGATTGATTATTATAAGTTTGTTTTAAAAAAAATGATAAGTGTTTATTTTTTGTGTTTATTAAATTTTTAATAATAAATATTAAATCATGTTGAATATTTAATAAATTTCTTATTTTGATTTTATCTATTTTATTATTTTTTAATTTTTTTTCAATTTTTTTGAAGTATTCATATTTTGAAATTAGAATAAATGGTATTTCTGGATTTAATACATGAATATATTCAATATAAAATAAAAATATGATTGTCCATAAATCATTAAAATAACCAGAACATAAAATTTCAAAACCAAAATATAAAGAATTATATAAATTCCTTTCAATTAGTGATTTTTCAAAAGACTTTAGTAAATATATTTTTTTATATCCGGATATAGATTTTGAACTAAAACTTTTTCTATCTGATTTTATAATAAATAATTGCTTCATGTAATAAAATATATATATTATTATAATTTTATAATTAATTCATTTAAAATTTATAGAAATCTATATTAAAATGAGTATTATAATTTTTGATACAGAAACATCAGGTTTACCAAAAAAAAATAATGATTTTAGTGAAGTTAAAATGTTAGAAATTGGATATTTAAAATTAAATTTAGATTTAACTATTTTAGAAGAAAAAAGATATATAGTTAATGTTGATATTGATATTCCTAATATAATAACACAATTGACTGGATTAACAAATAAAATTACAAAAAATGAAGGATATAATATTTCAAAAATTTTAAATTCTTTTTTAGTAGATATCAAAGATGCTGATATATTAATTGCACATAATAATAGATTTGATTTAGGTATTTTAAGACAAGAATTTGATAATACGAATCAATTATATTTATTTGATAAATATATATATAAAAAAATTAATTTAAATTCAATTGATATTTTTAAGAATTTCATAGAAAAAAAAAATATAAAAAATTATAAATTACAAACAATATATAATTATTATAATAACGAAGAATTTAATCAAACCCATAGAGCATTAGATGATTGTTATATGTTACATAATTGTTTAAATAATATAAAATTAAATAATAATTTTAATCCATATACATTTTATTTGAATAAAAAATATAATTTTAAAAAATATCCCAGCAGTTCTTTAGTAGAAATTTATAAATTTGATAAAAGTTATGTTTTAAATTTTTTAAAAAAACTTCCGATTAGTAGAAAAATTAAATTTTTTTTATAAAAAATTTTTTTATTTATAAAAAAAAAATCATTTAAAATTTATTATATAAATAAAACATATAAAAAAACCACATGTCTAATCCGAGAATTATTTTTGGTACATCTAGTTCTCAAATTTACAAAGATGAAAATACTAATGATTTAGTATTATTTAATAGTAATCGAGCTGGTTTAATTGTTGATGGTGATTCAGCAAATGTTGGTATTGGTAAATTAGCATCAAGTACACACAAATTAGATATTGAAGGTTCAGTTGGTGTAGGTGGTTCAATTGTACCATCAGATGATAACGCATATAGTTTAGGTCAAGATGCAACAAGATTTACAAATGCTTTTATTAATGATGCAATTCATTTAGGTGAAGCTCAAATTACTGAAGATGATGGTACAATTACAATGGACACTTTACAATTAACAAATTTACATGTTTCTGGTGAAGGTTCAATTCAAACATTAGGTGTTCTTGGTGATTCTACATTATTTGGAAATGCATCTATTCAAGGTTCAAATGGTTTAGAAGTATCAAATGGAGGAGTTACAGTTGCAACTACTTTAAAAGTAGGTGGTGATGCTGACTTAAATGGTACATTAGATGTATCTGGAGTAGCAACTTTACATGATGCAGTATCAATGCAATCTTCTTTAGATGTATCTGGTGCAGTAGATTTAAAAAATACTTTAAATGTAGATAAAGCAGTAACAATGAAAGAAAGTTTAACAGTACTTGGTGATGCTGACTTTGATGGTGATTTAGATGTATCTGGTAGTTTAACAATGAATTATTTAGATGTATCATATGATGCAACTATCAATAAT